TCCGAGGACGCAGGGCCAAACGCCCGCTGCTCGGCGACCGTGCGCAGCCCCTTGAACGAAGCGTTGTAATCCTCGATCGCCGCGCGCTGCTCGGGCGTGGCATCGCTCGGTATCTCCATCTCGACGATGTGCTCCGATACGTGGCCCGCTGACCGCTCCCATGCCTTGCTGAACGACGCCCTCTGGTTTGTCTCGGTCTGGTTTTTCAGCCCACCGTAGATTTCGCGGGACTTCGCCAGAGCGGACTGCGCGTTCTGGTTCAGGGCGTATGCGCGCCGAATGTTCTCGGAGAACTCAACCCTGTCGAAATCGGAGAGCTTCCCGGCCAGCTCGGAGACGGCATTGCCCAGTTCCGAGCGCGGCTTGGAAAGCAGGTTTGCCACGTCAACCCCGGTGATCCCGTTCGCCGCCAGGAGCGCCGAAGCCTCGGCCAGCGCAGCCTGCTGCGGCATGACAAACTCGGCCTGAAACTTCGGGTGCTCGCGCAGGTCCACCAGGGCCAGCCTGTCCGACATCTGCTTGTGCTCCGCTCGCAGGCGCTCAATTTCGGCGGCTTCGGGGGCTGGCGTGGTGGATTTCGCTGCCTCAAGCTGCGCCTTTAACTGGCGCTCGCTCTCACGGGCGGCATTGAGCTGGTCGCGGAGCCCCGCCGTGATGCCCTTGATCTGCTTGAAACTGTCGTGCGCGGCCTGAGAATAGCCCTTGTCCAGAACAACGCTGTCCTCCGGGTTTGCGCCGGCTGCGGGCGGCTCGGCGGGAGCGTGGGACGCAGCCGCAGCCTTGGGCATGAACTTCGCCGCCAGTGAGCCCTTCGGGGGCTCCGCAGGAGTTACCGGCGCCGGGGCTGCTGCTGCCGCAGGAGGCTGTGCCGCAGGAGCGGCGGGGGCAGCGGGAGGAGCGGCCGGAGCCGGAGATGCTGGTGCCGCGGGCACGGCGCCCGGATCGTTCGCAGCCTTGTGCGCCTCAAAGAAACCGTCTGCCGAGTGCTTTGCGTCGATTTTCAGGCCGGAAGGCAGGAAATCCTTCGGCGTCTGGTGTACGGGCGCAGCCGGGGCTGCGGGTGCGGCGGGGGCTGCCGGAACTGCGGGAGGTGCTGACAGGTTGCTCATGGCGGGTTACTTCTTTTCTGGGATTTTCGGTTCAAGCTGCATCGTTCCCGACAGCGGGTACGAGGGCTCAGTTTCTGTCCTGGGCTGGGGTGCGTCCGTGAGGGCGCGGTAAATCGCGGCGATGTGCAGCTCCCACCCGCGTATCTCGCCGAGGCGGGCGTTGGCGCGGTCGTTCGAGAAGGCGTCGCGTCCGGTCGATCCGGCCATCCCGCAGTTCGAGGACGGCTTGAACCCCTCGACCACGCGCAGGAGCTTCACGTAGACCGGGCTGACGAGAATCTGGCGAAGCGTCGCCTTTTCCTCGGGCGTGAACCGCGCCAGCGGGTCGTAGTAGATGTCGGGGGTCTTGCGCTCGCCTTTTTTCATGGGGGTAAATTACTGCTGCGCTCCTCCGATGGCCTGCGACACCGCCTGCGGCTGCAGCGGCTGCCCGGACTGCTGCGCCTGGTTCTGCGCCCGCGACAGCCGGGCCATGAGACCCTGCGCGATTGCCGCGACCGCCGTGAACCGCGCCTTGAGCTGCTGGTACGCCGCCTTTTCGGTCTCGTTTCCGGCGAGCATCTGGAGGTGCGACTGAATGTGCGGAATCGTCATCTGCAGCGCGACAAGGTGATCGGGCGTGATCGCCGCCTGCGGCTGCTGGCCCTGCGCCTGCTGCTGGCCGTGCTGCTGAACCGCCTGGCAGATCGCCTCAAGGGGCTTCAAGTGCTCGTCGCAATGCTCCACATGGGCATCCGAGGGATCGACGCCAAAGTTCGGCGGGTCGCCAAGCATGACGCCCTGGCCCAGATCGACGTTCTCCATCCTCGCCTCGCGCCGAGCCCGCGGGTCGCTCCCGACGCCGATCGGCAGGAGGAACCGAGCCGGGCCATCCGCGCCCATGTTCGTCGCCGTGGCAAACTCCAAAATCTCGCGCCGGTTCGCATCCGGCAGCGGCATGATCGTACCCATCAGCCAGCTCACGAGCTGCTGGCGGACAACAGGCGATGCCGTAGTGGGGCTTGCCGAAGTCTTGACCGTGTACTCCAAACCGTCCTTTCCCTCTGGGTCGGCTAGGGCGTCGATGACCTTCGGGGGGATGCCTGCCGCGATGCAGCGTTTCCTGAACTTCCTGGCGTCGGCGTCATCGCTTCCCTTCCTCAGCAGCCTGCGGAAGCACTCCCCGTAGAAGTTCATCCCCATCTGCGACAGGAAAATTGACGAGCCAGCCGTGGACATCTCGTTCGCTATCTGCCCAAGCATCTCGGCCTGGTGCGCGGTTCGCGTGTCGGCGATGTCCTTCTGCGGCTCGTTGTAGGTAAAGTTGTTCTCCGACTGGTTCTGCGAAAGGGTTCCGATCAGTTCCGATGCCGGTCCCAGCTGCGGGTAGTACTGCAGCTGCTGCATCCCGGTCGGGAACACGTTTATCATCGAGTAGTTCTCGACCGGCGGCGACTCCTCGGGGGTGTTGTCGCCCTTCACGAAGTTCATCCCCATCGAGAACGTGGCGGAGTCCACGAGGCGGCACTTTGAGCGGTTGATGACCGTGGCGTAATAGTAGTTCATCACGCCGAATCCCTTGATCGAGTGGTACAGGCCGTTCGAGCCGACGTTGTAGAACGCCGTCGGGAACAGCCTCCTGAACTGGTCAACCGACTCCTCGGCCTCGAACAAGTAGTCCGGCACGTCGGATTTCTCCGTGAAGATGTAGTGCATGATCTTCCGCTGCGCCGGAATGTACGCCCACTCGTGGACGATTGAAACCGGGGGCCACACCCCGCCGATCACGAGGTCGTTGGAAGCGATCATGTCCTGCCAGTAATTCGGATCGAAGTACCGCGTGTTACCGGGGGCGGGCGCCGCCATGCGGATCGCCTGCTGGATCATCGCCGGATTCCAGCCGGCGGTCTTGGCGGCGGAGCTGGTATTGCCGTCCTTGACGTGCTGCCATAATTCCGCGGCCGATAGCTCCGTCTTGAAGCAAAGCAACTCCCACTTGTCCACGTCGGACTTCGTGCGCTTCGGCATCAGTATCTGCACCGAGGGCATCCAGACGAAACGCGCCGTCCACTCGTCCGGGAACATCGCGTGGCCGGTGCCGTACATCACGTAGTCGTCGGCCATGCCTGAAAACTGCATGAAGTAGTCCGGTCCCCAGTCGTCGCGGAAACGGTCGAAGGTCTCCGCGAACGCCTTCTCCCACTTCGGGGCGTCGGGCGCGTTGGAGAAAATCTTGACCGAAATCAGGTTCGGAACCTCGTGGACCATCTTCCAGTACGGCATCGAGACGCGACGGAACGCGGCCCGCGCGTCGTTGAAGTTCACGTTTGTCCGCCACAGTTCCCCGTTGCGCCTGAGTTCGTCGGGGTCGAATGGCCGTCCGCCCTCTATCTGGTTGCGTATCTGGGCGAAGGATTGGCTTCTCAACTGCGACTCAAGATACAACCGAGTATAAAGTTCCCGCGCCTGCCCGCAGTCCTTGATGCGCCGGTCGTTGTCGTACGTCGGCCCGATGAAGGGCTGGTCAAGCTCCCCCGTGCCCGTCTCGGCATTGGCCCGCGCGGACTCCGGGAGCATCCGCGACCGTATCAGTTCCCGCTGGTTACGTGGCTTTTTCTTCGCCATCAGTTTTCTCTCCTATCCAGCAGTAATGAGGATATGTCAATTTCTTGTTGGCCTGCTCCCCCTGGATCGTCGCCATCGGCATCAGCACTTTGACCGTGTTTGCGCACCCGCAAATGCCGCAAACGAGCATCCCTGACTCGCGCCGAGACGCGGGCACTAGGGCGTCCAGGAGCTTGTAAAGGGGCGTGCAGACGCAGGCCGATGGGCGGTTGTACTGGCAGCCGCGGCAAATCCTCGCCCGCCGCTCCGATTCTGCCTTCGGAACTATCTCGCCCCCCGACTCCACAAATCGGTACATCGCCTTGGAAAACTCAACCACCTTGTCCGGGTTCAGGCTGCGCGACTGGTCCACGAGCGGCCGGTAGTCCTCGCCGTTCTCCGCGTGGCACACGCCGGGAAATTGCCCTTCGCATATCTGGCGCTGGATTTCCAGTTCCACGGTCGGCTTGTCGTTCGGCGCCAACCCCTTGTACCGTCGGTGCTCGATCACCATGTCGGCCAGTTCGCCGAGCGTTTCCGCCGTGAAGCGCGATTCGGTCTCGCGCTGGCAAAACCTGAATCCGTCAGGCGGGGTCTCGCGTGGATTTCGCAGGAGGGCCATGTCAGTGATAGACGAACTCCTTGGCCTCGTCGTACCGCGCCGACGCCTTCGCCGCTCGGTTCTTCTGCCGCTGCCATACCGATCCGGTGGCGCGCTCCTGCGCGAGACGGGCCGCAGCGCCGCCCCCGGGGTACGTGCCGAGCCGCACGAGCAGTTCCCCAAACCCCACGAAACTGTCCCCGTAGTCGGGTGACCGTCCGAGCCGCTTCTTCACCTCTTTCTTTGTCTCGGCCTGAATCACCTGTCCCTTGGTGCCCTGTTTCAGTTCGTAGCGCCGCGAGGAAAGGTCGTCGATTGTGCGGCGGTGCAGGTTTGACATCCCTCCTATCAGCCCCGCCTTCGCCATTTCCGAGGCCCGGAACCAAAGCTCCGTCACGAAATACTTGTACATGTCGTTGCACTTCCTGGGGTCGTCGCCGCGGAGCGGTCGGTCTGTCGCCGCGCCGCCGTACTCGATTCCCTGCACCTCGCGCGACCACTCCTTCTGCAGGATGGCGAACACGCCGCGGGCGTTCCCGGTGCAGTCCATGATGAAGTGCTTCGGCTCTACGCCGCGCGCCCGGCACTCGTGCATAACCCAGTGGGCAAGCTGATAGTCCTTCGGGTCCGCGGTCCCGCCGGCGTCCAGTTTCGCCACGAGGGTTTCCGTCGCGTTGATCTTGTAGTCCCTCTGCCCGAAAACAGGCATCCCAAGCTGGCCAAAGTGCAGCACCGCGTCATCCGCCTCAAACGCCGGGTCCAGCGTCGCGCACATCTGCGGGGCGAAATCGAACTTGATCGGCTGCTTTGCCCGCTCGATCGTGGAGTTGGGCCAAATCTTCGACACCATCCCGTCAGGCGGGAAGAACCCGCGCACGAGCGCCCAGTACTGCACCGAGTCCACGCCGTAGTTCGAGGTAACGTCATTGATCGACTCCTGCGAAATCATGTACGGGAATATCGTTTTCCCGGCCTTCACGTTGGGCGATTTCAGACCGTCGAAGTGCAGGCAGATTCCCTGCCCCGCGCCGATCTTGAGGGGCCATGACTCGTCGTTCTCATCGACGGATGACCACCCGTTCGCCGGCTCGCACCAGTCGCCGAACTTGGAAACCTTCTCGACCGGGTTGGACAGGGCCACGAACTTCGCGTCCGGAGCGGACATGGGGTTCGACAGCGCCTCGAAGATCGCTCCCGGCATGTCCTGGGCCTCGTCCAAAAAGATGCGCCTGCGCTCGGCGTGACCGCCGCGGATTCGGCCCTCGGCATCGTCCGTGCGCGACACCGACATGCCGTGAATCTGGAACTTCTCGTTAGGCCCGCGGGCTGACTCGTTCGGGTAAATCCGGCACTCGTTTGTCGTGGAGCGGATCGTCAGAAGCTCGCTGGCGGGCACGATGCAGGTATCAATCGCCCGCAGCAGGTCCGCCCACATCCTAAGCCGCAGCCCCTCGAATGTCACCGTCGCCACCGAGGTAAGCGTGGCGTAGGGGTTCGCCATGTAGTCCAAAAAGGCGACGTGGCCGAAGGTGTAGGTTTTCCCCGCCCGCTGCGCCCCTATCGCCATGACGTACTTGTACTCGCAGAACGCCATGACCATCATTTCGACCCACTCGTTCCACTCGTACTTGGGCCAGAGCATCTGCCAGGCGTTGCGGAAGTGGCGGAAGGCTCCTAGTCCCCCGTCCTTGGGCTGCCGGTTGGTGCGGTAGCACTCCAACTCTATCGCAAGCACTGAGTGCCCCTTGGGGTACAGCAGCCCGTACTTTTCAATCATGCCGCTTGGCGCGGCCATGACTCAGTCCCTGATGCGATTGGGTCCGCCGACGTTGATCGTCGTGTCGCCTTCGCTCAGGGGTGCCGGACCCATGCCCGGGGCGTAGACAGGGCATTGGTAGCCGATCGAGACGGGAACCTTGGCGTTGCCCGCCCCGGCGTCCTTGAGGGCGCCCGCGTAGGCGTTCTGTACGCCGTCGGCGACTCCGCCGCGTGACTTTGCGATGATTTCGAGATCGGAGCCGTCCATGTTCAGCCTTTCCTCATTTTGGCGAAGGTCTCGGCAAGCCGTGCCTGCTTGCCCACTTTTCCGCCGCGGGATGCGGCGCGCTCAAGAAGGTTGTGGGGAATCTTCTTCCCCGACGGGATGCCAAGGGAGCGGTGCAAACCGCCCTTCTTGATCTTCGCCTTGGCGATCCAGTTCTTAGCCATTGGAGTACTCGCCTCCCTCGGCGCCGCGCTCGGACTGGTATGGAGCCAGACCGCCGGTGATTCCGCCGGGCGGGTTGTGGCTGGAAAGTGAGCCGAAGGGAACTTCGGCGTAGTCGGGGCTGGCCGGGAGCATGTCCTTGCCAACCATCGCGGGGTGCCGGACCACGACCGCCCCGTTCCCGTCGCGTTTCACGCCACCGGGAGCCTTCGGGCTGGTTATGGGCTTCGGCTTGAACATCAGGTCACATCGACCCGGCCTGGGCCAGATCCTCGGAGGTCGGGTGCTTCACGATGACTTCGCATGCGGCGTCATTGCACCGCTGGCTGCCAACGCCCATCTTCTCGATGCCGGCCGTCGGGGTCTCGCGGTACTCCTTGTGGTCGTCCTTGCCCATCGTCGCCGGGTTCTGCGTCGCGGCGTTCGGGTGCGGGTTGGCGTCGCTGTTGTTGTTCTGCGTGTTCGAGTACTTCGGCGCCTGGGCGTCGGAAAATCCGGTGGACTTGGTGCGAGTGGAACTGATGGCCATGAGAATGTCTCCCGTTGAGTGAATCCGTTGGTGCTCCCCCACCCATGCGACGGGTAAAAGATTCTGTCAAATAATCTCTTGACATGCGCATACGGCTTGCGCATACCGTGGTCCACCATGATAAACCGTTCAACCCTCACCCCCGTCATAACCAAGTTCACCCCCGTCGGAGACCACGTCCTGGTGCGCCGCCATGAGCGTGCCGAAAAGGTTGGGTCAATCGTCATGCCGACAAACGCCATGCATGTTGGGCAGGCGAGGTTCGATGTTCTGAAAACCGGCCCGAAGTGCGTGTCGGTGAAGCCCGGCGACATCGCCTTCGCCCCGGCGCAGCTCTCGTTCGGCAAGGTCACGGTCGGGACCGAGGAGCTGGAAGTCGCCCCCGAGAGCTTATTGACGGCGTACATACCGGCATGAACGTCGCCCTGTATTTGAGAGTCAGCACAACTGACCAGACAATCGAGCCGCAGCAGATCGAGCTGCGCAACTACTGCGCGGCGAGGGGCTGGACAATCGCCGCCGAGTTTTCTGACGTGATTTCGGGATCGAAGTCCAGCAGGGAGGGACTGGATGCGCTCATGGCTGCGGTTCGTATCAAGAGTTTCGATGCGGTCTGCGCCGTGAAGATCGACCGGCTTGCGCGATCACTCAGCCACTTCGCCGCGATCATCGCCGAACTCGACAAGCACGGCGTCGCCCTCGTGATTCCAGGGCAGGGCATAGACACGAGCCATTCAAACGCGGCGGGCAGGCTGCAGGCGAACATCCTCGGGAGCATCGCCGAGTTTGAGCGCGAACTGATCCGCGAGCGCACGAAGGCCGGTCTTGCCGCTGCCCGGGCGCGGGGGAAGAAGCTCGGCCACCCCTCAACCCGGCTCGTCCCGAATCACGCCGAGGTTCTGGCCCAGTGGCGCGCCGAGGGCGGGCGTCACTTGCGCGACCTTGCATCTCGTCTCGGGGGAGTGTCGGTTTCCTTCGCGCACACGCTGTCCCGCCGCGTCGCATGAAAGCCATTCGCGTGCGCCTCGCAGTCGTAACGGTCCTGTACGACGTTGAGACGCCGCGCGGAATCGAGCGAATGAATACATGGTGCTGCGGCGAAACCCCGAAACTCGCCGTGAGGGACTGGATCAGGCTGAACCACATCCACTCCATCGGCGCGGAAACGATCCACTCGGGGATACCGCGGCCCATCGCGCCGTCAAACTACGTCGCCGCCCTGCACCGATTCGGGCGCCACCCCACCGACCCCGACATCCCGCATCACCACCCCCGCCTGGCCCGGCTCGAAAACCCAAACCAACTGGCCTTGAAAAAAGCGGGGAACACCGGCTTGAAGGAATCAACCGCATGAAGGAAAATCCCACATCAGACGACGCAGCCATTTCCGAGAATATCCACCTGTTCTCCGAGAAGATCGCCGAGGCGATACGCGAGGTATTTCAGGCCGGCGCCGTTCACCCCGCCGCAATCGTCGGCGTCCTGAACTACCATGCCATCGCAGTCGCGTCCTCCACGCGCCCCGCCTTCGTGAAGCCGATGGGCAGCGTGATCGCCATGCCGCCGCCGGGGTTCAACCCGAAGCCGTGAAATCCACCGCCGCCTGCAAGGTAATCGCCTGCGTCGCCCTGTCCCTCGCCGTCGTGCTGATCGCGGCCGGAGAAGCATGGCATCTCGCGCACGCGAACCCCGTTTTCAATTTCCCACTCATCTCGAAGAAATGAAACTTCCCCACGTCCCAGTCCGCTCCACGAACATCGCCAGCATCGGCTACGATCCCGCCTCCCAGCAGATGCAGGTCAAGTTCCACTCCGGCGCGACCTACAACTACTTCGGCGTCCACCCCTCCGTCAACGACGCCCTCATGTCCGCAACCTCCAAGGGCGAGTTCTTCGACAAGCAGATCAAGAACCGCTACCGCTCGCAGAAGGAGCACGGAGCGTGAAGCACAGCGGCCTCTCGATAACGGACCTGCCTATCCGCGCCCAGGAGCAGGTTCTTGCGCAGCTCGCAATCGCCGGCAAGACGAAGGCCGCAGCGCCCATGTCCAACTCGATCCGCCAGCAGCACGGCCCGGCGCTCAACAAATTGGAGGACGATTTTCACCGGCACCTCACCTCGACCTTCAAGCCCCTCGGCGACACGATCCTTGTCCAGCCGGTCGCACTTCGCCTCGGCAACGGAGTACGCTACACCCCAGACTTTCTCCGCGTCGCAAACTTCGTCGCCGGCAGCCGCTCTGTCACCCTAGACGCCTACGAGGTCAAGGGACCGCGCTTCTGGGACGACGCCCGAGTGAAAATCAAGGTCGCCGCATCCCTCTATCCCTGGATTCGCTTCTGCCTCGTCACCCGCAAGGGCCGCACCGCGCCTTGGGTTTTCACCGAGGTCTTGCCGTAATTTCCTTGCCAGAATCCAAACTCGCTTAACACTCATCTCGTCGCCGGAAGTTGCTGCTCCCGGTCGAGCCTAGAACAAATCCAATGCTGCGAGCCTTTCATCACTTTGCCGGTGCCCCCGGGAAGCGCCCATTGCATTGGTGGGCAGAGCAGCACTCGAACTTCCGCGGGGGTGCCGGCATTTAATTCCATGACAAAAAAAGCCGTTCCGTTGGGCGTACGGAGAAGGATCGCCGAGAGTCTTGGGGCATCTCCTGGCTGCAGAACGCCAGCCTTCTGCGCCCACTGTGCCAAACAGGGGGCAATATGGTGGCCTAAAATACCCGCGTGGTGGGTTTCTTTCCCCGGCTTAGAACTTGACCACATCATCCCGGAGGCTGCTGGGGGCGACACCGACGAAACAAACCTCCAATTATTGTGCCGGACTTGCAATAGAAGGAAAGGGCACCGATGCGAATACGCACAGTAAAACCCGAGTTCTGGATCAACCCGGACCTAGCAAAGCTCTCCCCGTTCACGCGGCTTCTGTCGCTGGGATTGCTCAATTACGCAGACGATGAAGGATATTTTTGGGCGGACCCGGAGCTGATGCGGGCGACAATTTTCCCTTACGAGCATAACTCATCACAGATTCAACGCTCCCTCACTGAGCTCGCCAATATCGCGTTTGTAACCCTTCACAACGGCACCAACGGACGCATTTACGGAAAGATCACAACTTTCGAGAAACACCAGAGAATTAACCGTCCAACTGATTCAAAATTAAAGACATTTATAGATCTCAATGATGAAGCAGTGAGCCAGCAGGTATGCCTCACGCTAGGAACAGGGAACAGGGAACAGGGAAAAGGAACAGGGAACAGGGAAGGCGGCAAGCCGCCAAAAAAGGAATTGCCTGGAAAGACGGCCCTGATGCGCAGAACGGAAACCCTGTTCAGACGCCGGGAGGCAACTCCCTGGTCAAAAGCCGAGGAGGAGGCATGGAAGCGGGCCATCCTTGCCGTTTAGACGACGACCGAGGAAGAATGGCAATCGCTCGAACGCTTCTACGCCCTTCCCAACCCACCACCGCCAGCACCCCAACTCTATCGCCGCCAGAACCTCGATACCCTTCTAAACCACTGGGCCGCAGAGATCGACAAGGCCCGGGCAAATTACGGAACGAATGGTTCTGCCGGCCAATTTTCTGAAAAAGAACACTTTGAGAAATTAATGGCCAAGAAAGCCAAATACGAAAATGAGCAACGAACTGCTTGAACGCCAGCTCCTCGGCTGCTGCCTACTCGACGGCAAGACCGCCGTGAGCCTTGCCATCGCCTCCGGCGTCACCCCCGCCTCCTTCCAAGGTGTTCTTCATAACCGCATATTCACAGCCATGATGGATGCGCAGCTCGCCGGCATGGAGACAACCCCCGATGCCGTCGTTCACGCCATGGACCAGCACGGCTGGATAACCGCCGAAACCTGCCAGGAAATCAACCAGGTCGCCCGCTCCGCCTCCACAACCGCCAACCTCCGCCCCTTCATCGCAGCCCTGCGCACCGCCGAACTTGCCCGCGCCGTGTCCAAGGCCGGCGGTGAAATCGGGGAAATGGCCCAGGAGTCCCACATCGACCCCGACGAACTCGTTTCCAAGGCCCAATCCCGCCTCTCCGAAGCCCTCCAATGGTCGCCCGCCGAGCGCATCGACTGGCGCCACCAGGTCTCCCGCGCCGTCGCCACCCTCCAAAACCCCGGGCAAACCGGACTGTCCCTCGGCTTCCACGACCTCGATCGCGCCTTCGGGCCCCTCATGCCCTCCCACCTCGTCATAATCGGAGCCCGCCCCTCCGTCGGGAAATCGTCCTACCTGCGCCACATCATCGCCCACCACTGCCGCGCCGGCCGCCGCATCTTCGTCGCCTCCCTCGAGACCACCGCCGAGGAAATCGCCATAGCCACCGCCAAGACCCTCTGCGGCGCACCCGACAACCGCGAGGCCGTCTGCGCCGCCATGCAGGAAATCGCCTCCTGGGAACTCGCCATCCTCGACGACTTCGGCGCCTGGTCCGACACAATCATCGCCAAGGCCCGCTCCGAGCACTCCCGCAAGCCCCTCGACCTCCTCTGCGTCGATCACCTCCACCTCCTCCCGGACGCCGCCGGCCAGAAAAACGTCACCATGACCGACGCCATCGGCCGAATCACCAAGAACTTCAAGGCGCTCGCCGGCGAACTCAACATCCCCGTCCTCCTCCTCTCCCAACTCTCCCGCGACCCCGCCAAAAACAACCGCGCCCCCCGCATGGAGGATCTCCGCTCCTCCGGCTCCCTCGACCAGGACGCCGACAAAATCATCCTTCTCCACCGCCCCGACAAGGACCAGAACAGCCACCCCCAGGACGATACCGACGACATCGACGACCGCCCCCGCTTCTACACCCGCTTCCTCCAAGTCAAGGGCCGCTCCCAGGGAACAGCCGAGGTAGCCATGCTTTTTAACCGGCGCCTAACCCGCTTCGAGCCCATCGCCTTCGCCGCCAACGCATGAGCCCCACCCTTTCCGTGCTCCTCACCATAGCCCTTGCCTGCGCCCTTTTTCCGATTCTTTACGCCGCCGTAGGCCTTTGCTTCGACGTGATTTGCTTCGTATGGGACTTCATCTGCCGAGCATTTGGTGCTTGACGCTCTTTCCCGAAGGGCCAAAGCTGCTACAATCCGCAAGCGCGGGCAACTAAGCCCGGCTGAGGACTCCGAAGGTTTTAGTGAGTTTCGGGCAAAACGCCAAAACGTAGCCCTCCCACTTCCCCCAAGGCTGTCAGGACACGCACAGCCACCCCAAAACCCCGTATAGGCCAAAAGAACCCACTCCGTGGGGCATCCCAGAAAACGAGCGAAGGGTGAAAACCCGTGTGGAAGCACCCCAGTCTGTGCCCAGGCTAATCGCTATCGAGCCGTGGGCATCGCTGGGGGCGGGCGGGGGGTAGGTCGTGGGGTCAACGCTGCGCCGGGATGGTCAGCCGTGCATCTTGCACGATGCGTCTCAACTGCTTGCGTTGCGCGTACCCTTATCAGGTCACGCGGTTCGCTGTCGTCCGTCACTGAACAGTCAGACCGTCTGGTTGACCGTGCATTACGCACGACTACGCTGGCAGGCTTGGCGCTGCTGGAGTGACATTCAACGGCTCGGGCCTGACAGCCGGCTGGCCATGGGTGAAGAACATCGCCAGGTTGAATGTCGGACCGGATTTCCCCTGTTCTCCGCGGTCAAGGTTTCGCGCGGATCTGCGGATCTGGTCAAGGCTGCGGGCCGCGCCGGCCGCCATTTGCAAGTTTCTTGCATCTTTGGCATCCAACGCTTCGGCACAGAGGTCGAGCGATCGAACGGTTAGTTCTTCAGAGCGAACTGCGATAACCTCATTGACTTGCTCGATCTGCTTTTCGATCTGCTTAGTCGATTCGGTTTCGCGCTTGGTAACCAGGGCGGTTCTTTCTGCGGTCCAGCCGTTCTTGTGGATAAGGTCGGAAACCTTGTTTCTGGGCAGGCCGAGTGCCGCGGCGATCTCTGCGGGCGGTTTGCAGTGAACTACGTAAAGGGAGCGTATTGTGGCACGCGTTGCAAAGGGTATGCTGGATGACTTGAAGAACCTTCGCTCTGTTTTACGCTCTGCTACCATGCGCAAACGGTTAGGGCATGACTCGGCGAACGTCAAACTTTGAAACGTGCTGCCTATTGGAGAGCCATCTGACCCAGTGAACACACGCTTCGATTTCGCTTAGATGTGTGCAGTAACGGAAAGGCAGTCCCATTTCTACATATTTGAGATATTGGCGTGTATTCTGAAACTCGGCGCTGCTTGTCGGGATTTTTGTGTTTTTGACTTCGATTGCGGCGATAGCTTCACCGTCTTGGACAACCATTAGGTCGGCGCGAATCTGAATTGCACGGCCCGCACGCCGAGTCTTTCCCGATAGACGTGCGACTTGCTCCAGAACAGGTTGAAATCCGGCTGTTTTTAGGGCGCAGTAGAGTTCGGCTTGGATCGTTGCCTCACTGGGGTTTGATCGTTTTATTTTCATGTGTCTTTCGCGGGCGCCTTGCATTGGCTCGGCAAGCTTGGGTTTTGGCGTCGCTTCTTACCGATCCTCCCTTGCGCCCGATTCGGGCCATATATCTGGAAATCATCTTTCTCACGGGATTAGCGAAGCGGCTTTGGAAATATCGTCAAAACAATCTTAGCGTGTAAGCTGTTGATTTACATAATGCCGGAATTACCCATGTTGCAGGTATGCACAAACGGCTTGCGCTTGCCTGAAAGTGAGTCGATAGTCGGTGCGCAATAGGACGATCTAAACGACAGGACGAAAACAGGACGAACGATGAAACCCTCTCTAATTGGCCCTGCTGGAATGCTGGCAAACACCTTGACCGCGAAACTAGCGTCAAAGGACCGCTGGAAACTGCTTTTCTGCGGTGCGCCGGGAATCGGCAAAACGTGCTTGGCGGAATCACTAGCGCTGGATTTGTGCGGAAACAAATGGGGCGTTGAAACGGTCAACGGGCGGAATGTGACGATTCACGTTGTCAGGGACTGGGCGTTTGACTTCGCAACGTCCTCGATCTTTGGAACCGGCTGGAAAGTCAAAGTCGTCAACGAGGTCGATCTTTGCCAGAAAGACGCGCAGGACGCGCTTTTGAGCTTCCTTGATGAAATGCCGGCCGGACGCGCTTTCATTGGGACAAGCAATCTGGACAAAGCGGCGTTGACAGAACGATTCAGGACTCGCTTTGAGCGTTACGAGATTGCAGCGCCTAGCGCCGGGCAGATTGCGAAACTACTCGAAAACGAGGGCACGCCGGAAGCGATCGCGCGGCAGATTGCAACGCTGTCGGGCGGGAACGTGCGGGCCGCGCTGCTGGATGCAGAGGCTTGGCGGAATCAGAACCAGGAAGTGATTCAAACGATTTACCAGTCAGAAATGGCTGTTTGAACAGGACGAAACTCAAACAAGGACGAAAAATGAACACGATTAAGACAGAATCAAAGCCGACAACTTATTGCGGCAAGCCTGCGACAATAACAGTTGAATACGGCCTAAGACAGACCGGCGGGGCGCCGTACTTTTCAGTTACGGGTAATATCGTGACCGCAGACAGCAGGCGGCGGAACGATTCGGAGTGCGGCGGATGCATCCATGAGGAAATCGCAAAGCACTTCGGCCCGAAGTTCGATGATTTTATCGCGCTGCACTTGTCCGCCGTCAACGGGAAGCCCATATATGCCTTTGAAAATGGCTGGTACTGGCTTGCAGGAGCAATGGGCGGACTCGGCGAGGACTATCACGGCGGAAAAGGAAAGGGCGCAAAAAGCGCGATGCAATGCTTTGAAGTCCTCTGCTCGCACCTGCGCATCGGCATAATCGAGGGCCGTGCGCTCATGGAGACGATCCAGAACACGGAAGCGGCAGGGCGCCGCGAAGTGTTTGCGAACTATGTCGAAGCGCAGAGCGCCAGGTGGAAGCGCGAAGCCGACGCCGCAATAGAAAAGCACGGCCTGCAGTCCCAGCGGCCAGCAAACGCTTATGAGTGCTTACCCGGCGATCCAGCGCATAACCTAGCCTAACCAAACCTTTCCCCGTCCTCGTCCTTCGGGGCGCCGGCCGAAAGCGAAGGCGCGAGTAGGCCGGCGAGAGGGACGGGCAAAACCAAAAAAGGAAACATGAAAACAGCGACGAAGACAGCCCAGCCGGATCTCACCACCCTTGGTGAACTAAAGTCCCACAAATGGGATGATGTTCGCTTCCGTATCGGAAAGTTCGATGAGGTTGCGGCGAGTTGCCGGGAATGGCATCGCGCTTTGCTGTCAGAGCAGCATCCGGCAAGCCTAACTCTCATGGCCGCAGCCAGCATGATTGACGACCTGGCAGAGACCGTGAAGTTCTATGAGCAGGAAATAAAGAGCGCGCACAGCGTTCTTGAACAGCCGCGATTCGCTGCCCTTCTCGGACTGGCGGATCTCATGGAATCGGTTTTAGAAAAAACCGTCGATGAGAGAACATATCCCGACGGCCCATGCCTGCCAAAGGAAATGCGCGACGAGATCCGGGCGGCAGTAAAAGCATCAAGATTTATACCATAACCCCTTTTCGTCGCTGAAAAGCTGGTATACGCTTGCGCATCGAAAGCCCGCTGATGCGGGGCCAGCAGCGCGGCAAACCAAATCCCATGAAAACACCAATCTCCCACCTAACAGACCTTGACGCCTGCTCGGATGCAGTCATATGGGTCAAATCAACGAAATGCCGTAGTCTCGAATCGGCATGGCTCAAGTGCGACCGCGCCGACTGGATGCTCTGGTACGCTGGCAAGAAAGCCGGTCCTGTCGGCAGCGAATCAAGTCTCAAGCTGGTTCTGATGCCGACATGAAAGCCAATTCTTCAAACTACGGCAGCACGGTTCCCGAGGTCACGGCTGACCTGCTTGCCGACGAGCCTGCGGACATTCGGCGCTCGATGCGCGCCTGCGAGAGCGGGCGTGGCGAGCCTGACGACGACGGGCCGAGGAAATGCCCGTACTGCCGCCGCGGGTTCGTTTCAGTTGACGGCGGCTCCTACGGCTACCGCTGCCCGGATTGTGACGGAAGCGGCTGGATCACGCCGGAGGAAGATGAGCCCGAGGAAACAGAGGAGGACGAGTCATGAAATACTGCATCAACTGCCGCCACTATCAACCTGCTGGTGTTAGCTATGAACCGCGGGAACGGATAGCGTACTCTACTTGCGCCAAGGCTGAACTGACTGAAATCAACCCGGTCAGCGGAGAGACGATCAAAACCCCATCTTACTGCGTCGTTGAGCGCAAGCACACTTGCGGCAATTCCTGCGGCCCGGATGCCAAATGGTTCGAGCCGAAGGAGGCCGCGCCGTGAGCTACGCCCTTCGCCTGATGCTTGCGATCCAGTGGTGCGAGCGGGAGGGCTTCACGGGCCTGGCCGCTGCGCTGGCCGAGATGCTGAAACGCGAACTTTCAACCAAATCCCAATAATCCCATGTGCGACTTCCATTCAATCTGCGTTCGGGCTGACGGCAAAATTGCCCACCTGAACACCAATTCCCATTCAGAGGCGGTCAAGGATGCCGGCCGGAAGGAGAACACCGACCATCTCCCGCGCGTCTTTGTCGAGGCCGAATGGAACGGCGAAGGCGCGTTCCCCAGCGTTGACAAGATCACGCGAGGCGAGCCGAACGCGAAGCAGCGTAAGGCCATCGAGGGACATTACACAAATCTGGCGAAGCTGATGGCCGACCCGAAGGCTAACGCCGAAAAGATGCTGTTCGGGAACGGCTGCTTCGCCGCGGACAATTACGCGGACATAGCTTGCGCTCTCGCTGGCAAGACGCCGTGCGAGGTGCTGTCGCGGTTCGTCAATCGTCTGGCGTACTCGCTTCAGCAGGATGAAAAGCCGCTCCTCAAACCGCTTGTGGCTGGCCTGCTTTCGGCGTCAACATCGCCCGAGTTGCGCCAGAAACGCCTGTATTTCTTCGCGGACTTCGCGTGCAGGACGGTTTTGCCTGCGCTTCTTGACCTGCTGAAAAAGCCCGATCTGGCCGAAACCATACGGTGCCTGCCTTGCGTAACCGACAAAGCAAGTGCCGAGTCCGCGAGGCAAGCAGTTTTGTCGGTTCGCGGTGTTTTATCCGCCGCCTACGCCGACGCCGCCGCCTACGCCTACGCCGCCGCCTACGCCGACGCCGCCGCCTACGCCGACGCCGCCGCCTACGCCGCCTACGCCGCCGACGCCGCCTACGCCGCCTACGCCGCCTACGCCGCCTACGCCGCCGACGCCGCCTACGCCGCCTACGCCTACGCAGCCGACGCCGACGCCCGAAAGCTATTCATTGAAATGGCAGTCAAGGCGCTCCGGGATGCGCTGGAAATCAAGTGACCTGCGCGAAGAGCTTAACAGAAACCCAATAACATGAATGAAACAATTGAACTAGAAGTCGTTGCGCCGATTGACGCGCAACTTGTCGAATACGCCGGTAAAACCGGCTTGGAGCAAACGTCCACAACTCCGCTCGTCGCGGCTTTCCGGCCTGTTTTCGTCGAAGCGAAAAAGGCGATTGCTGATTCGGCGGGCGTGGCCGAGTCGGTCAAAGACGCAACATGCGTCTCGGAAATCCGCAAGGCGCGTGCCTGCCGCTTGGCGATTCGCAAAGTCAGGTTGACGGGCGAAGCCGTCAGGAAGGCGCAGAAAGCAACCGCGCTTGCCTACGGGAAGGCCGTTGATGGCTTCTATAACATTCTCGAAGCCGATCTAGCACCCGTCGAAAAGGCGTTGCAGGACGCCGAGGACACCGCCGAGCGTGCAGAGCAGGCGCGGAAAGACGCAGTAGAGGCCGGCCGTAAGACCGCGCTTGCCCCCTACGTCACGGATGTTGCGCTGTACGCCGTGCGCGATATGTCCGATCCGGCGTTCGCGGCTTTGCTGGCCGGCGTGAAACTGGCCCAGGAGCAGGCGGCACAGGCAGCGGCTAAAGCCGAAGCCGACCGCATCGCCAAAGAGAAGGCCGAAGCAGCGGAGCGCGAGCGCATCCGTGCGGAAAACGAACGCTTGCAGCGCGAGGCACGCGAGAAAGAGGAGGCACTACGCCAAGAGCGATTGCGCGAGCAGGCGGCGCGTGAAGTTGAGCGCCTGAAAGCCGAGGCCGTATTGAAGGCCGAGCGCGAAGCGGCAGAAAAGAAGCTGGCCGCAGAGCGGGCGGAAGCGCAGCGCGTGGCCGCAGAACTCAAGGCAAAGGCCGACGCGGAGGCCAAAGCCGCAAAGGAAAAGGCGGACAAGGAACGCGCAATCATCGAGGCCAAAGCGAAAGCCGAGCGCGAAGCCAGGCAGAAGGTTGAAGCCGAATTGAAGGCGCAACGGGATGCCGAGGTAGCACGTCAGGCCGCAGAGGAAGCCGCGGCCCGAAAAGCGGCGAACGCTGGCGATTCGGAAAAGTTGCTCGCCTATGCCAAGACCATACGCGAGGCACTCCCAAGCCTCAAGAACGCAGAGCGCATGAACCTGATCGGATCACAGGCCGGGAAGTTCGTCGCATGGATCGAGAAGGAGGCCGCAAATGGCAACTGACCTTGAACTGACCCTGAACGACGAGCGGCGCGCGGTTGTGCCCGCCCAACCCTCACCCGCCGAACTGATCCGCGCTGTCATCGACAAGGGACTGACCGCCGAGGGCGTCAGCGTGATCGAGCGGCTTGTGGCGCTCCAGGAGCACATCAACGACAAGGACGCCGAAAAGCAGTTTGCCGTGGCGTTCGCGGCGCTCCAGGGTGCGCTTGGCACGTTCAACGCGACCAAGGAGGTTCCCGACAAGCACGGCGGGGTAAAATACTCCTACCTGCCCTTCGACGTGATAATGAGCCGTGTGCAGCCGTTGCTCGTGCAGCACGGATTCAGCCTGTCGTTTTCGACGGACATGCGGGAAAGCCGGATCGTGCAGACCTGCACGCTTACCCACTGCGCAGGCCACCACCGCGACTATCTGGCGTTTGTGCGGGCCGGTGCCGGTCCATACGGCGCCACCGAGACGCAGGCGGACGGCGCTGCAATGACCTACGCGAAGCGATACGCGCTTTGCAACGCGCTGAACATCGTCGTTGAGCGCGACACGGACGGCGCCGACGCCCGCAACGAGGGCGAGCCGATCAGC